TCTCCAAACACTTCGTCATAATCGCTAATGTTCTCATTAATCTGGTCTCCCCACCCGTCTAACTTGATATCAAAGGGGTCAAACTTGCTATTCAAGAACTCCATTCCGTTCACAATCGCCATCATCATATTGGCCTGGAACTTGACCGAGTTTTTACACGCCTTCTCCTCCATAATCATCTCATATTCCCCCTGCATTTCAAGCAGACTGGATTCCATGGTATACTTTTTTGTGAGCTCTACTCCCTTCTTTTCTAAACCTTCCAGCTTTCGGAGGAACTTGAACTTTTCGCGCAACAACTCTTCCTTTGTCAGTTGCGGGCCTGCGTGCATCGATGCGTCCGGATTGACGGGAATATTGTTAAACTTGCTAAAGCCATCCCACGTTTTGGTGTCGGAAAAAGAACTCGCGGTTTGCGCGCCGACATTGGGCGACTCGTTGAACCTTACCCCTGGCTTGTCGTCAAAGGAAGAGCTGCTGTTCCCAAATAACCCCGACGAAAAGCTGTGAGACATACTTGGGCTAGACGGTTCTACTAAATTGTTTAACTCTTCTTCTAAATTATTCAAATCGTCCATATTAATATCGCTCGTAAGCTTGGTCTCGCGCTTGTCGTTCATTAATAACTCAAGCCCTCCGCCAAAGTTGGTCTTTTTATTCGAGCCATACCCGTGGTCCGCATTATCAAACGGGATTTCCGATATTTCAATGATGTCTGAATCCATTATGATTTAATAAGAAGATTTATTTTTAAGTATTACGAACAAAATATATATATGCGGTTTGTATTATTCATTGGATTCGGGGTATTCATTTGTTTTTTTTGCATTCCGTCTCAATATACCAAAGCCCCTGCAAGAAACAATCCGATAAATCGGCGACCCCGTCTTTTTTCTTTTTCTCGTTAATAAAGGCGCACCATTTCGTGGTGGAATATTTGGGCTGTTGGTTGATTATTTCTTTGCAAATGTGTATCCCCAAGTTTTTTCTTTCTTTGTAGTCCTCCGGCTCCTTAATCGCGATTTGATTTTCCACTTCTTCAAACACCCCTTTTAACTTATTCGTCGCATTTACAAAGCGTATATGTATGTTGTCATTTTTCATTATAAAGTATTGCGAAATCATCCCTTGAATCGTTTTCATCCGTATGGCCATTGGGCTCAGCTGGTTCTCTATCACCACATCCGTAATGGTGTCAAAATCGTCCTCAAACAACGCATTAAAATTGTCTTTGATGTTTCTTCCTATCACGTTCAAATCTAATTCGCTTGCGTTCGTCTTTTTAATCTCTTCAAACGTGTGCTCCTTAATGAACTTGGTAATAATCTCCACTAGCTCTGCCTTTTTGGGGGTCCCCTCTTTGGGCAATGGGATAAAATATTTTGTTGCTAAAGAATGCAGCCCATCCAATTTAAGTTTTTTAATTTTGGCGGGCTTTGTATCCGCGCAAGGAAGAAGCCCCGAATGCGTTTTCTGGTGCTTGGCGCAAAACTTTTTTCCGTTTTTTTCGTATTTGGCTACGGCGCTACACTGGCCGCACGTCAATACCTCATCGCTTGTTTTGGTCAAGTTCACAATGGACCACTTACGAATGGTAAACTCTTGCGACCCCGACTCTTTACTAAATAAACAAAACGCCAACCGGGCAATCCCCACATCAATGCTGATTATCTTTCTACTCACATTGGGAGAGGGTTCATTTATAACAGGGGAACCACTTACCGCACTCATATGATATCAGTATATACATTCGTATTTATATTGATATATTAGCATTTTATACTGAAATATGTATACTATAATATTTTAGATAGATTACGCCTTTGCAGTTGGTAAAATAACAAACCCATACTTGGAGGCAACATATTGAATAATATATTCGTCATTATTGGCCCAATTTTGATAATCATTACCCGCAATGGTCATATATTCCGTTCGTATCAATGCAGGGTCTGCATTGTATAATTCTACTGTAAGCATTGCGCTTGTAAACAATGTCACATTATTTACGTATACTCGAAAACTGTTAATTACATTCACAATGGTTTCTGTAGAAGGTTGTATAAATGTTTGAGACATTATATAAATAATATATATTTTTATATTTTATTTATCTTATTTCGTGCCCCATAGGTGTTCTATTTCATTTAAAATTGGTTGGTATGAATCGACGGCGCAATTAGTCGCGCGTTCAAGTCTTCTCTTGACAAATAAGAGCTCTTCAAGTCGCTGTGTTCGTATCCAAAGGGCATTCCTAAATCTTCCTTGGCCCTACTATACACATATGGAGATTTGGGAACCGAGTTCGAAGGAGCCATTGTTTTGGGGTTAAGCCCCAGCGTGTTGCACGCCTCCATGGAGTTGGCTTTCATAATCTCTTTCGCGTTGGCTTGCAAGTATTGGCGGTAATCCCAGTTGGACTCAATGTGTTGCTCCTGCTTGAGCATGTTATTAATGGCCGACTCGGGTGTCCACGTCGCATAGTTGCGTCCATCGCTCATTATCGGAGGATAGGAAAAATGAATATTATTTGACCCATTGTAACAAGTTGCCCAAGACATATATTATACTTTTACAAAAAAAGTAAAATACGATTTACAAACCCTCTACATCTATATTATGCGCTTTCTTCAATTCTCTATATTCAGTAACTTGAACAGTTCCTGCTTTTTCATCTTGGATGCATCCTCGCACAACTTTTTCTCTACGGCAATCGCCCGCAGTTTGCTTAATGGCATCTTTTTATAATCTACGCTTTGCTCATCCACCGTCATCTCCACCTTTTTTACGTTCGACATCTCCTCTATTGCGCTCGTAGCCTCCTTGTTTAATAGCTCGCTCACATCTATCAGCTCGTTTACGCTATTCATATCCACCTCCAGCATCCCCTTGGTCACGTCTAGCAAACTAAATGTAATGGCTTCCCCATTTTCGGAGGAGGGAAGGTTCACCTCGTCGTGCTTGATTTCTTCCTTAATGTCCTTGGAACCTCCTTTAAAAAAGCCTTCCCATACTCCTTTCACCGGACAAGTTCCTCCTATCTCCTCTACCTCATTGCATGCCTTGATATTTTTGCTTTTATCCTGTTCCTCCTCATCGCTTCCGTCCTCGCTTCCATAATCGCTTCCGTCCTCGCTCCCGCTTTCCAACCCATCCTCCTCCTCATTGGAGCTATCGTCCTCCGATTCGTCGTCATCGGATTCCTCGTCGTCGGACACGGGGATTAATTGCAATCCTTGAGAGTAGACATCCTCTTTTGCTAAATCGGATGGACTTGGCATTCTCAATTCCTTCACTTGTGCGTTTGAGGACCCGCCCATTGCTTGAGGTGCATTGGCTCTTAAATACGTTAACTCCTCGGCTACCGCGCGGACCACCAATGACATGGCGTTTATTTTCTCATTCTGCTCATCCAACTTCTGGGTGAAGTAAAAATACGCGAAGGAAGCGAGTAAACACACGATTAATAGCCCTAATAAAAAGTGAATGTTAAACAGTATGGAAAGCATTATTAAATATTGCGAATAGAATTATTTTATTTATCAAACGAAGTCTCCTACATTTGTTTTTCTGTTTTCTTCCTTTTTCTCAAGGATTCCTTGTTTATTCTGTCTTCTTCTTGCCTGACGCATTGTCTATGATTTCTTGCGGATAATCCATATCCATCAGCACTTTAATCCCCCCTTTCACTACCGAAATGCCTTCTTCCAGCTTATACGTATAGTCAAAATCGGACCCCGTCTTCAAAACCTTCATATGGAAGTTCTTTACACGGCTATGGCTACTTGACTCCAACTTCTTGCACAGTTCCACGTAATGCGTCGTTAGCACCGCGCGCACATTGGTGTGCTTTGTCAAATACTCCATCACCGCATACGCGCTCGTAATCGCCTCCTCTGGGTTCGTGCCAGAATACAGCTCGTCAAACACGCAAAAATGCGCGCTCTCGTTTGACGTGGACTTCACGCTATCAATAATCTCTTTGCACCGTCGCGCCTCCGCCTGGAGCAAGCTATCTCTTCCTTGAGTGTCGGGAATATTTAAATAACAATGTATATACTTATATGGTTGTATCGTGGCTGTCTCGTAGCAACCGCACCCAAACTGCTGGGAAGTCAGGACGTTAATCAGAGTGGACTTTAGCACGGTTGTTTTGCCCGATGCATTCGGCCCCGTAATGATTAAGGAACACGATAAATCGTAGCTGTTTTGAATCGGACTACCTCCAATCAGCGCAGGGTAATACGCATTTGTAAACTCCGTATGGGTGTCTTGTTCTTTTCCTTTCCCCTTTTTCGCAATACCATTCTTGCGAAACTTGCAAAACCGCAAATGACCCTTCCTCACGTTTTCCTGTATTCCGCACAGCACGTCTAGATACCCGTTAAACCCGAATGAATACATCAACAAGTCGTGGAGGTCGGGGTCTTCATACAGCTCGTAAAACAAGGACATTACGTATCCCGACTGCTTTAGCGCACGGAACGGCAAGGACGGCTCGTGCAACGCATCAATGGCGCCCAGTTTGGTTTCTAGTTGCGCGAGATGGTCGCACTGGGCTTTTAGCTTCTCTGTAAACTTGGAATAGGTGGGCAAGCCATCGCAAATAGAAATGTGCGCGCGCATTTGCGTAATGGTGTTGCGGACGTATTTGTGCAAATGAGACAAATGCGAGTAGATGCGCGTGGTGTTGTTGTAAAAGCGCATACACACGTTCACGTTCTGGTATATAGAAAACACATAAAACGCCGCACTCACTACCAAGTAAATCTTTTGTTGCGCGTCCGATTCGTGAAACTTGGTGAACAGTTTTCCTAAAGCGTGATTGCCAATAATGGTTTTCAATATGTCAATATACTCGCGAACGGTTAGCTCGAGGCCTTTCATCTTTATTATGCAAAACGGGATGATAAGCATAATGATAGGAAGAAAAAGGGACAGTAGTGGGGAGGATAAGTTGTATATGCTCATAAACTGCATAAACCATTCGCACTTGTTTAAGAAGAGTAGCTGTTCCCAGTCAAGGTAGTAATACTTTTCTTTAAAACTGAGGTCGTTTTTCATTTCGTCGTAAATATCGATGCATTGCTGGTATTCGGCGGGCTTTAGCAGAGTGGAGGAAACGAGCGGTTTGGACAATAACTTTTGGGTGTCCTTTAAATACTTCTTATCGGTGGTGTAGGTGGCGGGTATTTCGGCGAGCATCTTTTTCCCAAAACAGTTGGTTGGCGCGCAAATATGTTCGTAAATCGGTTTGGACTCTTTGTCCGCGCCAGCCACCAACTCTAAATCATTCACAATGTGCGCATCCAACGTCCTTTTCTTTTTGTTGTAGGAGATTGGCAACGCAAAGTGTTGTGCGATTTTGTCCGCGTTGGTGCAGACTTTTTCTTTCACATCTTTTGGATTGCTTTGCGTAAAAAACATTATTATATTTCAACCACAAATTAATGAGGTGGTTTTAACGATGGGCTTTTGACACGGTTCGTGTGGTTGTTGTGTTCTATTGG